AAACCGTTTGGGACGTTGCGGTAATGTACTTTACTACAATTTGGGAAAATATCAAAATTGTATTTTCTGTGGTAGCGGAAGTGCTGGGGGCGTTCTTTAGTACGGCGTGGGAAGTCATAAAGGCGGTATGGGACGTTGTAGTAGCGTATTTCCAAGCAGTATGGAATGGTATTAAAACAATCTTTTCAGTAGTAAAAGATGTATTAACGGGGAATTTCAGTGACGCATGGAACGGAATTAAAAGCATTTGGGCTGGGTTTGCTAATTTCTTCAGCACAGCATGGAACAGTGTAAAAATAATATTCAGTGCGGTAGGAAATTTCTTTAGGACAACATTTAGTGCAGCGTGGGAGGCTGTAAAACAGGTATTTGCAAACTGGGGCAGCTTTTTCAGCGGTTTATGGGACAGAATCAAAAGCACGTTTTCTAATTTGGGTACTGCAATATCAAATGCAATCAGTGGTGCAGTACGTGCCGGAATCAACGGAGTAATAAGTACGATTGAAAGAACCATTAACAGTGCAATAGGGCTGATAAATGGGGCAATCGGCTTAATCAATAAGATACCGGGCGTAAATATAGGCGGGCTGGGATATTTAAGCCTGCCAAGGCTGGCACATGGCGGTGTATTACAGAACGGTGCGGCAATGGTTGCAGAGGCGGGACCAGAGTTAATACAAATGGTAAACGGTCAGACGATTGTAACACCATTGACACCAACGGCGAGAAATACCGCAATGGATACCGTAAACGGTAAACAGGGCGGCAGTACAACAAATGAAATTCAATTGAAAATTGAGAATTTTTACAACAACAGGGAACAGGACATAAGAGAACTTACAGAGGAAATATTGGAAATTGCAGACCAAATAAAAGAAAGGGAAGAGGCGGCATATGCTTAGTGAATATTTTGAAAGTGCAAATAGCTTTACCTATAACGGCATAAATTCGTTGGATATGGGGTTATTTATTACAGGGCAGAGTGCCGCCGATTCAGCAGCAGAGCCGGAGATTGAAACCGTAGAAGTGCCAGCAAAGGGCATCTTGATACAGGACAATAGAATAGACACGCTGGACAATCAGAGATTTAAAGATTACGAGCAGAAATATACATGCTGTGTAGATGCGACACAGGGCAGGAGCTTAGAAGAACTGGCACACAGCATTTATATGTGGCTGTATGCGCCGGGAATAGAGTATAGCAGGCTGTACGACACTTACAATACAGAACGTTATAGGCTGGCGTATATAAACAGTAACGCCAGCGTGTCAGAACTGGCAAAGCGGTTACTGGGAGAGATAGAAATAACATTCATGTGCAAAGCATATGAAAGACGGCTGAACGGGGATAAGACAATAACCCTAACGAAAGCAGCAACCATATACAACACAGAGGGATTTACGGCAACGCCGTATATAAAAATAACGGGAAGTGGTGGCATTACGCTGTATATCAATAACCGGGCACACACCTTTAAAGATGTGAACGAATACATTGAGATTGACGGCGAAATAATGAACGCATATAAAGGTGATCTGCTACAAAACAGTAAAATGGTTACTGAACTTTTCCCGAAGCTGACAGCAGGAGCAAATAACATAAGCTGGGCTGGCAATGTAACAAAAGTGGAAATTATACCGAGGTGGTGCAGACTTTGATACCGATTCTATATGATGCCTTAGAAAAAGATTTTACGACAAATGGAATAGGGTTTTTAACAGATGCGGTAAGCTGCATTGTAACCGAGGAAAGAAACGGAATATATGAGCTTGCGTTGACGTATCCGACAAAAGGACATTTGGCGAAATACTTAGAGAATGACGCAATCATAAAAGCAAAGGCGAATGATGAAGATAACCCGCAGCTTTTCCGTATTTACAACCATACGAAAGCTGTAGGAGAAAATACAACATGGTACGGGGAACATATCAGTTATGAACTGAACGGCAACCCGGTAGACTGTTTTACAGTAAGTGAGGTAAACGGAGAACGGGCATTACATGAGTTGCTGGACGCAGCGATATTGCCGCATGAGTTTACCTGTGCAAGTGATATTACCACAACCAACAGCACCAGTATAGACGGGGCTGTAAGCGTCAGAAACGCTATGGGCGGCACAGAGGGCAGCTTATTGGACGTATGGGGTGGAGAATATCACTACGACAATTACAGAGTAGAGCTTTTAAAAGCAAGGGGCGTAGACAATGGCGTAACGATTGAGTACGGCAAGAATCTGATAGATGCAAAGCAGGAAAAGAATATTGCAGATGTTGTAACGGTAATTTTCCCATATGCGAAATATACCGCAGAGGGAGCGGAGCAGAAAACATACATAACATTGCCGGAAAAGGTATTACAGCATGAGAATGCAAACAAATATGCAACGCTGCGGTGTGAGATTGTAGACTTTTCCGGGGAATGGGAAAGCGGAACAATAATTACTACTGACATGCTGCGAGCAAAGGCAAAAGAGTATTTGGGCAAATTAAGTACAGAGCCAAAAGTAAATATTACCTTGTCTTTTGCATCGTTGAAGAAAACCAAAGATTATAAAAATATAAAGGCTTTTGAGAGTGTAAAGCTGTGCGATATTGTTACGGTTAAAATCTTGCCGCTTGATATCAACGTAAAAGCAAAGATTACGAAAGTAAAATATGACAGCATAAAAGAACGTTACGAATCGCTTGAAATTGGAGCAGCCCGCACGAATCTGACTAAAACCATTACTGCGGCACAGAAAGAGGCGCAGGAGCTGATAGTAAAGAACCAGACAAGAGCGGAGCAAATCAAAAAGCAGATTGAGAACACTATTAAAAATGTGACTGCGGCAATCACTGGCAACAGCGGTGGTTATGTGGTATTACACCCGGAAAAGAACCCACAGGAAATATTTATACTTGATACGCCGGATACGTCAAAAGCTAAAAACGTATGGCGTTGGAATCTTGCCGGACTGGGGCACAGCAGTACGGGAGTAAATGGAGAGTTCACGACAGCAATAACCGCAGACGGTCAGATAGTAGCAGATTTTATTACCGCCGGGGAATTAACCGGGGCAATATTAAAAGCTGGGACAGTGTATGCAGAGGCGTTAGATGTTGAGTACAGGAACAAAGTAACTAAACACGCAACAGATGCAGCAGAGGCAGCATTAAACAGCGCAAAGCAGTATGCGAATGGGTTACAGGAAAGTACCAACAAAGAAATTCAAGACGTAAATAACGCTATTGACGATATCAACAATGAACTGGAAACAACAGTAGCAGACGGGATAATAACGGAATCTGAAAAGGCTGCCATACAGAAAATGTTGCAGATCATTGTGAAAGAAAAAGAAGAGGCAGACGCAAAACACGAAGAGTTATTTGATAATGATTATGTGCCGTCTGCGGAATTGAATGCAATGCATAAAGCGTGGCTTACTGTATTTGGAACTGCCAATACTGCCAAATATAATGTGCTGGTTACAGCAATCAACAACGTTATAAATTCTGAAACAAAAGAAGAGATTGAAAAAAACATGGAAACATACCGAACAGCATACAGCGAGTATGGCAGTGCGGTTACGGAGTATCAAACAGCCGTTTCTATTGCAATAGAGGCAGCAGCAAATGCCTATGCAGCAGAGAAAGCAAACAGTGTGGGCGAAACCGTCACAAAGGAAATGACGGCAAAAATTGAAAGCACAGCATCAGAAATTACATTGCTATGCAAAACTATTGAAGAGCATAACATGCACAATTATGTAGCAGGTGGAGATTTCAAGGACGGTTTTACAGATGAATGGTATACGAGCAGTGAAAATAATGAGGTTATTACGGATAGCACGCTGGGGGTATGCGCCAAGATCTCAAAAACTTCCAGCACACCATCATACATACGGTGCAAGATTGGCGTATTGCCAGCCGGAACGTATAGAGTGCGGTATAAGGCAGCAGCGGCAAGCGGGAGCGAAAGCAACGCAAGAGTACAGTGTACTTTTTATTCCACACAGACAACGGCATACGGATTACTGAAAAGCACAGAATGGACAACCGTAGAAAGAGAGGTAACATTACCAGAAAGCACCAGCACAAGGTATTTATATTTGTATGCCTATACGCAAGGGGCAGCGGTATATGTAAAAGATGTAGAAGTGCTGGGGCAGATGTCGGTATATACAGAGGCACAGTTAAAAATAAACAGTGATTCTATTACGCAGGAAGTTAAAAGAGCAAAAGGGATAGAGGACGAATTAAGAGCCTCTATTAAAGTAAATGCTGAAAATATCACAAGCTGCGTAACAAAAGGAAATGTAGGTAGCTATATTACACAGTACTACAACAATGTCATTGTTGCATTTAATAACAGCTCAAAATATGTGCAGATTAACGCAGGAGAAATTGCAATTTATGATTATGGTGTAAGTGCCTCTAAAAAACGTGCTGTATTTGATGAACAGGGAAACCATTTTTACCGAGATAATTATTATGTTGGAAAAATTGGCACAAACCAGTGGGTAGATAATAATGCACATAAAGGGCTTGTATTTGATTTAGAAACGCAAGGAAAGTATATGGCATGGGCACAAAAACCTACAGAGGGGGCAAGCAGTTATACAACCATATTATGTTATTCGAGGGCGAACAGCATATTTACACAAGTGGGCTTACATCTGGGGTGCAATATGTATGGGCATGGCTGGATACTGGACAATGTAGACCTGCGGAACTGTAGCGCAAATGGTTATACAACTTTTACAGGGACATTACCAGTTGTATTGGAAATACATAAAACAGACAATAACGGCGGTATTGGTTGGACATATGGAAACGTGTATATAAAGAATGGCTTAATAACAAGTATTCCACAATAAAGGAGCAGGACATGGAAAAAGAACAGGTTGAAATTACAGAAGAGGCAACACCGTTGCCGCTTGAATTAAATAAAGCACCAGCACCATTACAGGAAGAGGAAAACAAAGCAAAGACGGATACATTTAATTTTACAGAGGCAGTATTGATTGCAATGAATGAAGAATAAAGGAGAGTGCGCAATGAGCAAAGAACAGGAAGAAATGCAGCAGGCAACAGAGGAACATATAGAGCAGCCGTTACCAGATGAACCAAAAGAGGAACAGAGTGAGCCAATGGGAATACTTACAAGCCGAGCGCATGAAGATATGACATTAGCAATTTTACAAGTACAGGCAGCCTATGGACTGCCAGCATATTTAACAGATCTGATTGTAACGGCAGTACTTGCGGATATCAGGGGCTGTGCAAATAAGGATTTGCTTAATGCATTGAGCAGAAAGGAGTAGCACATGGCGTTACAGAATGTACAGAGAATACAGATTGAGCTTGACGGCAGCGCACCTTTTGAGTATGTCGTGGCGAAAGCTGGGGAAAAAGAAAGCCGGATAGTAGAAGTTACACTATTGGAGAATAAGAAAGAGTTTACCATACCAGCCGGGACAACAGCCAAAATCAAGTATTACAAGCCGGACGGCAAATTTGTATTAAACAATGCCACAATAAGCGGAAATGTTATTACAGTGACATATACAGAGCAGATGCTGGCGGTTTCCGGCACTGGGCGTGGGGAAATTGTTTTATACAACGGAACAGCCGTATTACGAAGCGCAACGTATTACACGAAGATTACGCCAACGGTGTACAAGGAAAACGGGCTGATAAGCGATAATGAGTTTCTGGATATGGCAGAAAGCATTATTGCGATGAATAAGCAGACTGATAAGGCGATAAATGCAACCAAGAGCGCAGAACAGGCTGCAACAGATGCCAATACAGCAGCGGCAGCAGCAAACAGCGCAGCGAAAGCAGGAAATGCAGCGGCAACAGCCGGGAACAATGCAGCCAAGGCGGCAAACGATGCAGCAGAGGCAGCAAATGCGGCGACAAACAGCGTAGACAAGACAAAGAAAGATGCGACAGCGGCAGCAGGAGCAGCCAACAGTGCAGCAAATGCAGCCAACGAAGCCGCTACAGCCGCCAACAATGCGGCGAAAGCAGGAAATGCAGCAGCCGCAGCCGGGAACAGCGCAGCTAAGGCAGCGAATGATGCAGCAGCGGCGGCAAATGAAGCCAAAGCCAATACAGTAACAGCAACACAGAACGCACAGACAGCAACCAGCGAGGCGAACACAAAGGCAGCCGCCGCCAATAATGCAGCCGCAGCGGCAAATAAAGCGGCGGCAGCCTGTGAGAATATGGCAAAGGGAATTAACAGCATGACGGACGGCACAACGGGCATTACCTACACAATAGGGATTAATGGCGGCATGGTGTATTTAGAATCAGTATAAGGAGCAGAGCATGGCAAGAATTTATTTAGCAGATAAAGAAACATTGGACAGTACACACGCAAATACAAACGCAATTCTGGCTGCATTAGAGGAAAGCGGCGGGGAACATAAAAAAGCGGTACGCTATGGTATCAAAATCAATAAGAGCGACAGCGGAAAAAAGAGCCGGGTAACATACTTATATGATGCTGTAGGCATGACACCTGCGGCAATGAATTATACGGACGGCACATTTAACTATGGTAGCTGGGGCAATGTTGAATTTGTAAAGAATAACTACCCTTGCATGGTTAAATTTGACGGCACAGAGGACTACAAGTTACTGGCAACAAATTACGCATTAAAGGCAGACGGTACAACGGCAAGTGATGCGGCAAACGTGGATTATGCAGGTAATGCAATGGCAGCATTTAAGGGCGGCTGGCTGTGCCAGTACGAAACAGCTACAGACGAATATATCATTTGGAGCAATGTAAAATATGATGACGGGTACAACGCATACCACAGAACTGCACCAGACGGAATTATCAGAGAGGGATTTTACCGCAGAATCTATACACCTACATTATTAAGCAACGTGGCAAGGTCTTTAAGCGGGCAGCAGCCAATGGCAAGCAAAAATGCAACGCAGGAACGTACATACATTAAAGCAAACGGCGATGTATGGGAGCATACAAGCTGGTGGGAATGGAATTATATTATTGCACTGTTAAAGATTATGGCAAAAACAGAGGATTTACAAGAAGCATACGGCAATGGAAATATGAGCGGTTATGTGAATGATTCAACGAAGTATTACGGAGTACTTGCCTCAGGCAGTATGGACGATAAAGGGCAGTTTTACGGATATAATGCCGGAAACAAGCAGATTAAGGTATTCCATACAGAGGCAATGTGGGGCGATCAGTGGGAGCGTATCTGTCAAATGGTATGCGATAAAGGTGTTGTGAAAGTGCAGCCGTATGGGGATTGCAATTTAACTGGCGCAGGATTTGAAAAAGTACTGGATTTTGCAGATTACGGAGTAAGCGGTAGTGTTGGTGGTTACATGAAAGATACTGTTATGACGAAAGCGGGACGTTTCCCGGTAACATATACAGGTAGCAGCTCAACATATTTGTGTGATTACTTTTGGTTGAATACGGGCATTGTGGCTGTGCCTCTTGTGGGCGGCAGCTGCAGCAACGGGCTGTATTGCGGGGCTTACGTGAACTTGCACAACCCCGCTGGCGATGCGTACTGGGACTTTGCGCCCGGTCTTTCTTGCAAAATGCCTAACGCTGCGTAAGCAGCAAAAGGGGGAACGGGGGATTTTTCCCCCGCAGGAAAGTACAACATACGAAAATATAACGGTAGAGAGAATATAATAGGGGATTTCCGGGGCGTGGCTGTGCCTCTTGTGGGCGGCAACTGCAACAACGGGCTGAATTGCGGGGCTTACGTGAACTTGAACAACACCGCTGGCAATGCGAACTGGAACATTGCGCCCGGTCATTCTTATCAAATTATGGAAGATTAACCAAATGCCCCGGAAATTCCTACACCGCTGGCGGTTGAAATACCGCTGAAAGTGAAAATACAGCCGCAAAAGGTGCAGTATGGTAGCCGGGGCGAAACCCTTAGTTGTATAGCGTGGCGAATTACTGCAAGGCGATAAGAAAGAGAATAAGAATGATTAGTTTTAATGGCGTAAGCGAACAACTGTATATACCAGAGGAACAAATAAAAGATATATACAATGCATCAAAAGGAAAGAGTAAGAAAGAACAGGCGCAGATAGTAAAAGCGAATGTAGAACACTACAGAAAAGAACTGGATAAAAGATTAAAGAACAATACATTTGCACCGAAAAGACATAAAACAAAAATCATACAGGAAAATTCTTGTAAGAAAACACGAAAGATAGTAAAGCCACAATATATGTATGAGCAAATGGCGCACCATTCCGTAATGCGGGTATTTGTGCCGATTGCAATGAGGGGAATGTATTACCATGTGTACGGGAGTATACCGGGAAAAGGTGTACACAGAGGAAAAAGAACCGTAGAACGGTGGATAAGAGAGGATAGCAGAAACTGCAAGTACATATATAAGCTGGATATACGGCATTTCTTTGAGAGTGTGCCGCACAGAAGATTAAAGAAAGCACTAAAACGGAAAATCAGAGATAGGGAGTTGCTAAAGAAATTATTTATTATCATAGACAGCCATAAACCGGGGCTGCCATTGGGCTATTACCCGTCACAGTGGTTCGGTAATTTTTATTTGCAGCCACTAGATCACTTTATCATGGAGCAGTTACATGTAAAGCATTACATACGGTATATGGACGATATGGTTATATTCGGAAACAATAAAAAGGAACTGCATAAAGCGAGGCTGCAAATTGAGAAATTTATAACGGAAGAGCTGGGATTACAAATAAAGAAAAACTGGCAGGTATTCCGTTTTGACTATGTAGACAGAAAAGGCAAGCGCAGAGGCAGACCACTGGACTTTATGGGGTTCAAATTTTATAGAGATAGAACAACGATACGAAAGAGCATATTACAGGGCATACGTGGCAAGGTCAACCGGGTAAAGCGAAAAGAAAAGATTACGTGGGTAGATGCAGGTAGTTTACTTTCTAGGCTGGGCTGGATTTGGCATAGTGACACTTACGCATATTACGAAAGATACATAAAACCATATGTAAAAGTGAAAGTGCTAAAAACGCTGGTTTCAAAGCACGCAAGAAAGGAGAACATACGCAATGGAATGGTACGCAGCAGAAAGCACCGCAGAAGAAAAACCGAAAGAGCTGGATATAACAAGCAGCCCGCACCTTGTATATAAGAGGCGCAATATTGAAAGAGTACCAATGAGCAACGAAAATGAGGAAAGCAAGGCAGGCGAAAAGTGGGTATATGAAGAATGTACGCAGGATAAAGAAGAGTATGAGAGCCAGCAGGCAGAATTATTAAGCCCAACTACAGAGGCAATCATGCAGGAAATTTCTGCATTGCAGATGCAGCAGACAGAAACGCAGATCACACTTGAAATGTTAATGGAGCAGTAGAAAGGCGGCACAGACATGTACGAAGAACTGAAAAAGAAATACGATAAAGGCTATATCACAAAGGCAACATTAAAAGGCTGGGTACGCATTGAGCGTAAGGTAAAGGGCAGAGGGATTACAGAGGAACAGTACGAGCAGATTACAGGCGAAAAATACGAGGCATAGGAGAAACACAGAGAAAATGGTAGAACAGGTAACAACTTACATTACGGCAAACTGGGTAGCATGGTTATTTGCCGGAGCGTATGCAATTCTTATTGCACTTTATAAAAAAGAGAAACAGCAGCATAAGGAAGAAAGAGAAGAAAACAAGGCAGTGCGTGAGGGATTGCAGGCACTTTTGCGGCAGCAAATCATAGATATTTGCCTAAAGTATGAGGAACGCAAAGAAGCCCCGGCATGGGCAAAGCAGGCTGAAACATCAGCATATAAAGCCTATGAAAAGCTGGGCGGCAATGATGTAGCACACGCAATGCATGAAAGATTTATGCAACTGCCATTATCAGACGGTAATTTAGAAACAGAAAGGATACATTAGCAGTAAATGACATATCGCAGGAGAAAGCGGCGTAGAAGAGTGACACCACAGGCGGCGGTAAGCTGGCTGTGGGAGTTCAGTAAAAAAGTGGTGTGGACGGTAACACTCTTATACATTGTGTCGTTTGTGTTCGCAATGGTTTTATGTTGGCGAGAACTACAGTTCATAGGAAACACAGCGGCAATAACAACACTGATTACAGAATCAAACGAAACATTCCGGGTAGTTGTTGGTGGATATCTGATTAAAGCAGGAATAGAAAACGCCTGCAAGATTGTTACCAGTAAGCAAACGCCGCAGGAAGAAACAGACGATAACGCAGAGGGGTAAGGTGGTAATATGGGCTTTATCATGGAAAATATCAGAGTTATAGGAATTGTGTACCTTATAGGTGCAATCATTACTTTTATTGGTTTATTTGCTTTTTTTACGTGGGCAGCAAAGGCAGATGCCAAGGAACAGGAATTATACCCGGAATATCCGATAGAAGATGAAAACGAACCATTCAGCTTGTACATAACGGTTGTATTTATTATTTCCATTATGACGGCAATTATATGGTGGGGCGTACCGCTTTTGTTGGGTGGGTTGCTTCTTTATGACAAGATAACGCAGGAGTACCCGCAGTTAATGGGTGGCATGAATGACACAGAAGAAAAAGAAAATGGAAAGGAATAGAGAAAATGGAAAAAGTACTTTTTTATGTAGCGGCAGCATTGATTGCTGTAATGGTTTTGACACTGTGGGTAAATATTATTGTGGCAATCACAAAAAAGGTTGTTGCGTGGGACAAGTTCCCGGTGCAGGTGTGGGTAATGATTGTAGCCATTGCCTCTACATTGATTACCGCAGCAGCATTTGCACAGTATTTTAATATTGCAATGTTGTGGTATTACTGGGTAGCAGCTATTGCGCTGGGCTTTTTGGTATGCTATGCGGCAATGTTTGGATATGACAACCTTTATAAGCAAATCATGGAAACTGTACAAAAGATAAGGGAACTACTGGCAGGAATCACAAAAGACGCTGAATAGAAAGAATGAGGATAAAACTATATGAGCGTATTGATTGGACACGCAAGCATCAGCGAGAACGGAACTATTAACGGAAAAAAGGGAGATCAGACGGGAAAAGAGGTATGTGTAAGAAACTTTTATAGTAAACCATGGGATTTTATGGCAATCCACCCGGACGCAAACGTAAGAGAGAAGCACGCAAAAGCGGTAGAGGCAGGCTGTGCAAATAACAATATCGGATACGGACAGGGCGATAGAAACACGCTGAACACAGAGGCAAAGAAAGTAAATTATGATTTGTCAAAAGTAGGGCTGTGCAATACGGACTGTAGCGAGTTCCAGAACGTGTGCGCCGTTGCATCTGGCGCAGCAGGCGTAACGCATGGCAGTAATGGGTGGACTACAGCAACCATGCGTAACGCATTAAAGGCTGCGGGCTACAAAATCATTACAGACAGTGCATTTCTGAAAAATGAAAATTACTGTGTAAGAGGTGCAATCTATGTAAAAGAAAGCTCACACACCGTATGCGGGCTGACAAATGGAACATACGCAGCACAGACGCTTGCAAAAGCCGGGATTGGCGGGTACGCCGGAAATAACAACTATTCTGGCAAAGGAATTGGTACAGCGGTTGCAAAATGCGATATGAACATCAGAAGCGTAGCAGAAGTAAAGAGCAATACTGTATACAGTTCGATTAAAGCGGGCACAAAAGTAGAAGTGCTGGAGGTGTTGGCAAATGGCTGGTATAAGATTGTATGGGCGGGCGCATCTTGCGGCTATGCTTATACATCGAATACAAACAATAAGTATTATACATATACCGCCAACAGCAAAAACAACAGTGCCAGCACAAGCGGCAGCAGTGGATTAAAGCAGACGCAGAAACCAGAATCAGCGTTGTGTTTTGATAAGACGCTGGCGGGTGCATATGTTGTTACAGCGGACAAATTGCACATGAGAGCAGGAGCAGGAAAAACAAAAGCGGACTATGGAACTATCGCAGAGGGTGGCAAAGTACATTGTTACGGATATTACAACAAAGAAAAGGGGACAGGTGCAAAATGGCTGTATGTTGCCTGCGGAAACGTAACGGGATACTGCCATAGCGATTATCTGAAAAGAGCATAATATGGACGCACAAACAGCGGGCAGAGTT